CGCGATATCGTGAGGAAGCACATATATTAAGGTAATCAACAAAAATAATATCAGGTTTAAATGACTTCTTAAGTGCAAGTTCATTAAGAAGTGCCCTAAAGTGTCCAACATGAGAAGAAGCCGTGGGATACTCTTTAATAATTAGGGTCCCCTGAGTCTTCTTTGCTAGGTTTGTTACCTTATTCTCAAACATTTGTAGGGGAACATCAGCTAACTGTTGTACTGGGATGTTGAGAAGGTTTGCATCAATTCGTTCTGCAATTTTTTCCTCAGCCATCTCAGCCGTGATGTACAATACATTCCTTCCCGAAAGGAGAACGGAAGCAGCCATATGGCACATGAAAAGACTTTTTCCGACACCAGTGCCAGCAAGAGCGACATTGAGAGTCTTGTTAGGAAGACCACCTTTCGTAATCTTGTTAAAGAATTCAAGATCAAAGGGAATCTTTTCTTCCTTTTGATGATAAAAATCATATCGCTCCGAATAGTCTGCGAGATAGTCATGTCCTACGTGATTATCAAAACTAACTGCCAAGGCATCAGAGAGAATAGCAGGAATTGCATCCACATTTTTCTTCTCATCATTGCCATCTGCAATGGAAATACTTTCAACCAGTGCTAGATAGATGGCACGATCACGACACCACTTCTCAGTGACATCAAGTAACCAATCAGTATTGGAAGAATCCTCTCCAATCTGATCAAGATACTCAACGATGTTCCTATAAGTCTCATCGTTCAGATCCTTTCTCTTTTCACACTCAATATTCAGAACTTCTTTAGTAGCACACTTATTGTACTCCTGAATAAATTTTGAACACTCTTCAAACAACACCTTCTCACAAGTGTTGTCAAAATATTCAGCCTTAATAAAAGGAAGAACCCTTCGAGTATAGTCCTCGTTAAGAATGAGGTTCCTTATTACTGACTTTTCAATAGATTCCATTAATTATAGTGAAGGTATGTACTTAAGATGTACTTAGGATCACCTTCCTTAACTGGCAGTCCTCTATGAGGATACTGCCATGTTGGGGGGAAGACTAACACTGTACCAGTTTTTGGTTTTACTGTCAATTTGTTGTAAGGAAAATCCGTCTCTCCGCCGAAGAAACTATCATTTAGATAGCAAAGGAAAGACAAGTATCTTTTTGCGGAAGCATGGTCCTGAACATCAACATGCAAATCAAACATGTCATCTGTGTCAGGCTCATACTTTTTGATTCTAAGTTCCTCAAAGTATATTTTGTGAGGAAACCACTCAACATACTCTGGTAGATTTTTCTTATACTCTTTAAGAACATCTGTGAACTTATAGCAAAGAACTTGAATGAACTTACTATACTTTTTCTCAGCATTCAAATTGACTTGAGTAAAGTTTGGTCTCCCAAAGTTCTCTACTCGCTCTTTGTTCTCAGAGGATTCAAAGATGTCAATAAGAGTCTTACAAGTAATTTCATCAAATACCTCACAGGTACGGATGAAATTATCCATATGCAAAGGTTTTTCCTGCAATTTCATCAAGTTTTTCCATAACATCATCCGTAAAGTAAGTCTCGGGCGCTGCCAGGATTTGTTTTGCGTAAATCTTTTTCCCATCAAATTCATAACGACCAGCAACGTTTTTCCAAAGTCCACCAATCTCTCCCAATTCTAGGAGACCATAGTATCTATCAAGACCCCGTTCATCATAGAACAAACGGATCTCAACAGTCTTTTCCTCTTTACTCAAACGCGACTTAGCAGTCTTTGCTTTGATAATGTTTCCAATGACTTCTGTTCCATCCTTTTCTTTCTTCTTGCCAAGATGAATGATGGTAGAGGCAGCGTACTTAAGACCGCTACCACCGCCCATCTCTTTAGTAGGAACGTAAGAGCCAATGACATCGTAGGTATGGTTAGTGACAATCATGGGAATGTTTGCCTGTCCCAGTTTCAAAGTCAACATCCTGAAAGCACCTTTGACCAGTTGTGATTTGGTCATATCGCGAACTTGTTTGTCGTTCAGTGCGTCAGTAATCTCCTTCTCAGTGGAAAGCATTCCCAAGGAGTCTAACACAAACATACAAGGCTTGCGTTCATCTACAGGTTTCTTTAAGTATATATCAACCGCCTTTAAGGCTTTACCTCTAAATTCTTCAACTGTAACAACATTAACTACAACTAACCGAGTGAGGTCAATTCCCCTAGACTCAAGTAGGGATTTGTTAATAGCAGCCTCAGTGTCAAAATAGAGGCAGTAACCATCAGGGTTGGAATCAAGAAAATTCTTAACCACAGCGAGAGAGAAGAAAGTCTTTCCAGTAGAAGACTCTCCAGCAATAGCAGTAATCTTATTGCGAGATACACCACCAAATATGCTACCTGAAACCAGTGCATTAAAAATGTACGAACCCGTGTCAACATACTCTTCATTTTCATCAATGTCTGCTGCGAGTTGTGTGTACTCACCACCAATCTCTTTAGCAATATCTTTCAAAAAATCCATAACTTAAAACAACTCCTTTCGTTCAGAATAAACTTTTGGTTCAATGAGATTGAAACTCAAGGTTCTTCTCTCATCATCGTGACTTTGTGGCATAACCAAGTGTTGAAGCCAACTAGGAAATAGAATTACATCTCCAACCTCCTGATCAGGACACCATTCACTCTTAACCCAGGGAAGATAATTTCCATGAATGAAACTAAGGTCACCAGGTTTATTGGGTACTTTTAATATTATTATACCAGACAAGCTGGCAGAGTGTACATGAATTGGTGTGAAACTTCCAGAATAATATCTATTGATCCATACGTCAGCAATAGATTCACTAGCCTTGAACCGAGTGTCTACAGGAGGTACAACACCCAATACTAATTTAGGTATCTCCTCTGGCACCAAATCAATATAAAGTTCACCAGCAGCTTCGACAAACTCTGTGAGTCCCACAGACTTACAAAAACTCTCAGTCAAGTATCTGACATCCATCTCTCGTTCTAAGAGATCAGAAGAAACACGATACTTTTCAGAATCTGGCGATTCAGTATATCTGTCCAGATTACTTGTTATATGGACTGAAC